TACTACGAGAAACCTTATAAACAACTAACTCAAATGTATCGCCTTTATCAGCAGAATAGCCTAATAAAACTATAGATTTAGATGTCTCACTAAATTTATAGTTAATACCTTCTGTCAATCTAATACCATCTTGGAATACTTCTAATTTATCAGTACCAGGATTGTAATTTAGTGCATCAAATTTGATGCTAGACTCACCATCAGCAGCCGCTGTATATGTATAAGTAGTACTATCAATAAGATATGGCATACCATTTGTTACATATAAACGATTAGTCTTAGCATCAAATTGTAGTGACAATTCATCATTAGCTTTAATTTGACCGGCTTTTACTGGAGATGCACCGACAAAAATTGGATAAGATATGCCACCAACCGTAATTGTGGCATTATCTGCAACGTCAGCATGGAAACGAGTTAATAGGATATTACCATCTATTAGTTTATAATCATCAGATAAGTTAGTTCCCATATGGGAATTATCATCTTTAGTAGTACAACGGATAACAATGGCGCTTCTATCCATTAAGTTAGCCATTACATCATATAGACCTTTAACTGCTGCACTTGTAGCAACTGCAGTGGTATCATTAGTCATATAATCATTACTATACTTAACCATTCTATCGATAGGAATAGTACCTTTAGCTATATATGCGCCATCAATGAAATTCATTGTTTCAAGCTTAGGAGCTTGAGTGTTATAAATGAATTGGAAGTTGATAGTACGGTTAATATCTACTTCTTCTTGGAAAGTAATAGTATTATTTTCCACAGAATAACGGTTTGGATATATTTGAACTGTACCAATATATACTAGCATAGCATTAGGATAATTAAAATATCCTTCAAATGGTACAGGGATATTGAAAGTTTTACCTTTCTTAGTAACTACAATAGAATCAAAGGAAGAAGAAATATGAGAGATCTGTCTAACTTTAGATTCTACTGTTTCGCCATCATCAGTATAAACTTGAGATGCAATTGTTAAAGGGGCAAATCGTTCTTCACCTTTAACTAAAGTTGTTGGAGTGATATTTTTATAATCACCAATAACTTTGCTAATTTCTTGGGAAGCGATTACATTATTCCAATTCTTTTCTTGTGTCCAAGTATAGAATAATTGAGTTCCCTTTACATAGTATACTTTGCCAGCACTAGCTTTATCATTATTAGATAATTTAAATCTGTCGGCATCTGTATCTAAAGCTACAAATGAAGAAGTTTTAAAACGAATGTCATAAGCAACATCGTAAAATGCTTCATTTGTATCATTTGTTAATATAAACTGACCTTCAGTAATAGGGACTTGAGATAGATCAGCCCTATTAGAAGGTGTAAATTTTAAAGTCGCCATCTAAATAAACCTCCAGATTAATTATCGATATTTGCGTCTTTACCTACAAAGGTAGGAGAAACGGTACAGAACCAGTTGATACCACCATCATAAGAATTAAGTCTAACTAGTTGAGCTTCATTATTCTTACTAGGAATGATACGTTTAGGTAATTTAAGTTCAATACCATCTTTACGAGTAATATGTACATTGAATGCTTGAGCCCCAATATTATGAGGGCTAAGAATCAAGATGATTTCTTGAGTTGTATCAGATACAGCTTTGATGGTAAATTGAGGTTCAGCAGTATCTAATAAGAAGTTATATACAACACCAGGAGTGATTTCTTTAGAAACACCACCAGCTAAGTTAACTTGAGATTCTTGTCTTAAGTTATTTCTATTAGTATTAGCAGCTTCAAGAGCTCTAATTTTAGGCAATGGATCTTCAGCAGATAATAATCCATTTACTTTAGATTGTAATTGAGCAAAGCTATTAGTTAATGTATTTGTAGTCTGTTCAACTTTTAATACATTTTGTGTTAAGTTAGGAATAGCTTCCAATGCAGTAAGTCTTGTTTTATAAGAAGTTAAAGTATCACCAATATTCAAGTTATCATATGCATCAATACGTGCACCTAAAGCGTCACGTGCTTGAGTATTAGTGGCATTATATTTCTTTAATTCTTCTAATTCGCTATTAACCAATCTAGTTCTAGTTTCAATACCATCAGAGATGGTAGAAACTTTTTGTTTCAATTCGTTAATAGTTGCAGTATTGTCACCAGCTTGCTCTAAGGTGGATACTTTTTGTTGTAGAATACTAATCTGAGGTCCATAATCTGTTTTAGCTTCAATTTTATCAACCTTACCTTCAACAGTTTTAACTCTAGCAGTTAAGTCTTCTTTTGCTTCTAAAGCAACAAGACGTTTTTTAGCATCATCAATACCAGTTGTAACAGCTTTTACATTATTAATTGCAGATTCAATCTTACCATTAAGTCCATCAGCTGTTGTTTGAGCACGAGTAGCAGTTTCTTTTGCAGTATCAACATCTCTTCTTAGAATAGGAAGATCTGCATATTGGTCTGCAGTAATTTTAATTTTAGCTACATCATCTTGAAGTTTCTTAAATTTCTCTGCATCTGGAGGTGCAGTTTCTTCTAAGTGACGTACACGATCAACTATATCAGTATCGGTACGAGCTACCCATTTAACTACATTACCATCTTTAACTGGGTAGGTATTATTATTTGCACTTTTGAATCCATTAATTTCGATATTACCATCGAAATTAGAAATGGAATCATTATCGAATTTGATTTGAGGAACCCGATAACGCTTATTAGGTTCATCTAAAGTTTTAAGGTTAAATTCAGATAATTGTTTAATATATTCGCCTAGGTTTACAACACCTACGCCTTTGATATTGAATGTATAGTTAGATAAGTCTACATTCTTCTCTACTTCTTTTAGAATAAGTTCTGTTATATCAAAGATAACAGATTTATCTTCAGCCGAAACTACATATAGCTTGCCCTTTCTATAGTCAAATAAGATTTCTTTCTTCTCTGCCATAAAACGAGAGTTATAATCTAATGCTATAAGAGGGACACGAAGACCATTATAGATGGAAGTTGCCATTATCGTTTACCTCCTTGAAAAGTTAGATAATTACATTAATGTTCAAAAATAGAGCTAGGACACAAAAGGCCCTAGCTCTATAGTTTTGAACTTAATTAACCATTTTTATTTATAATAGTATCACCATCATGAATAATAACTTTATCGATATCAATGATTTCATTTTCATCATCAAAGTCAATTTCAGGTAATGGTTTATTGAATACTGGTTTATCTTTTTCTAATATAGCTTCCTCTTCGGAAATTACATGAGATAAACTTGGGTCTCCAACTAATTCGCTATTCTTAGGCTCTACATTTAGTTTTTCATAATTAATATGAGGATTAGCCAAATGATCAGCATTAAGAGTATTAGCAATATACATATTCTTATTGAAAGTATTTACATCCTCCACAGCTGTAGTAAATGAAATACCAGCAGCACCATGTAACTTCTTATTTTCATATCTAGTCATGTCTAATTGAGTAGATGTTGTTTGAGGAGTTACATAGATTGTATAGCTTTCCATTGGGTTAACTTTGATATATGTAGTAACCTCTTCAGGAATAGTACTAATGCTTCTAGAAGCAGATACACCATTAGCCAATAGATAGTTAAATCTTTGTCTATATGTAGTATTATTACCGGAGCTATCAATTACATATGTATCTGTAGGTTCTACAAAACCAACTTCAGTTGTACCAATAGCAAATTCTATATGATCTGTAGCAAATAATAATTCGCTACCACCGATAACAGTATTTAACAATGTAGAATCATATTCATTTGCAATTCTATCGTAGAATTTATTTACATCTAGATCTTCTATATTACCAGGCTCTGGAATTGGAGCAGTGGAGAAGTCAATGTAATTGTATCCACAGAATTGGAAGCTTGCTGAATATCTATCAATATGATTTGGATTGCTATCTGTAGGAGTGCTCTTATAACCACTACACATTGTAAGAATAATTTCAGCTACATTATCAGGGCAAGTCCAATAGAATTCGCCTTGGTCGGTAAATGGCTGATTATATTCAAGCATTGTATCATCGCTATAGATTTCAGCAAAGTCTTCAATATATTCATCAGCTACTCTTGTAGTATCACCTTTATATAAAACTACCGCAGAATGTCTATCGGAGTCGAAGTTAATTTTATAAGGTAGATTATATTGAGGTAAATCTGTCTTGCATAAATTATAAGCAATATTTACAAATCCATTTTCAGGGACTTTGATTCTATATTTTAAACCTGGATAGACTTTCACATTAGAAATTACTTCTTTATGATAGTAATTTGGCCTAAATCTACCACGAGTAATTTCATTATCATTTAATCGTTTAGGGATAAATGATGGCTGGAAATTATTCTTATCTAAATCAAGATTTGTAGAATAAGGCTTATCTAATGGAATGCTAGCTTTAGTTAAGTTAGTATATCCAATTACTTTTTCTACATAATCTGCGACTTGAGTTGGTAATACGTAACTAATACCACCATATTCAATATCAGAATCTGTAAAGTATCCAAGAGTTTGCATTGCTTTAGTAATTGGTTTAATACGTCCAGCAGATGCAATTGTTTTTACATTGAGCAAAGATACACCTTTAGGAACTACAAATGTATACTTAGCAGGAGAGATGTATCTATGAGTAGTTGTAGCTAATTCATAAATAGATCTATTCTTCAATGTAGTTGTATCATAAGTATAAACAAATGGTAACCCTTTATTTATACCATTACCTAAGTAATGAGTTCTGATAATATCATTGATGATAGCTTCTTGAGAAGTATCAGGAACTATATGACCTTCAAGATCTGTAATATTATTATAGATATTGAATAGTTTATTGATATCTTCATTAGAAACTTGGTTCATGATAATATCATAATCAGAGTTAATATTTCTATAAGTATCTAATTCAGGAATAGACGGAGTATAATCAATCAATACTGTATTGAAACGAGTTTGAACGTCACTCTTAAGTCTAATAATATTATTAGCGATATCCTTAATATTATCTCTATCAATTTTCTTACCATTGATATATAAGAAATAGAGATTGCTATTCATAGGATGATCTAAGTCAACACGATTCAAATAAATATATCCACGTTCATTAATCAATGGATGTTGTACATCTTCTCGATCTAATGATTTATTGGATTGATTTGCAATATAGAAATATAGGAATGATAATTGTTGACCTTTTAGAAGAGACTCATCGTAGTTCAATAAGTATAACTTATTATTGTCAACGTCAATATTATATCTTGTAGGATCTAGGTAGGTTTGATTTGCAAATACCATTACAGAATTACCTTGTTTGAAGTAGTTTCTATATGGTAAAGGAATATCAAATTCCATTTGATTATCTACGATAGCATCAACGTCAATAATTTCTTTTTGAATTACTACATAGTCAGAATCAATCAATGTAAATGTAACTTGACGATCAGTCGTAGTTACAATATTATCATCAATGATAGTCAATGTATTATTCGTTTTAGAAATTGTATATTGAGATTCTCTAATGAAAGTAGAACCAACGGTAACAAGAATCTTCTTATCTAATAGCATAGAATCTGTCCAAGGAATATTAAATACTCTTTGTCCATTTTCAGAGCATACTACAGATTGTGTTTTGAAAGTAGCATATTTAGAAGTATCAGCAATCTTACCAATAGTTGCAGTTTCAGAATCAATTTCTTCAATATATGCAAATATGAATGTAAGAATACGACCTTCAGGAACTCTATCTTCATTACTCAAGAATCTAAAGTCATTACCGTCAATTTCAAATCTACGATTATCAATATAAGTATCCCCGATTACACAGAAGAACTTGCTTTCTTTTCTATTATAATCATGGAATAGCTTAGGCAACTTAAATACTATCTGACCGTCTTGATCTGCACGAACTTCTTCAATAGCAGTTTTTACAGAAACATTTTTGCCAGTGATAAAGTTAAATACTAATTCTTGCCCTCTATCTAAACCTTCAGTGGTAAGCAATTCAACAGTCTTTTCTTTTTTATCGACGTAGTATTCATTACTGTTTAAGAATACGCCGTTCTTAATTAAGAAGAAGCTGTTATCATCTTCGAAGTATTTAGTATATGGTAGAGGAATACTGAATTTAGTTTGATTAGAAATTGTAGCTCTAACTGTAACTGCAGCTGTACTTACTTTATTCTTATCATTAGGATAAATGAATACGAATACCACTGCGGTACCTTTAGCGAGACCTGTATTAACATTTAAGAATCTGATAGTTCTAGTCTTTTCATTAATAATATATCGATTAGGGTTTACATATAGCCCACGATATGAAACGAAGAAGAAACCATTAAATCCTTCTGGATAAGGAATTTCAAATTCTAATTGATTATCTCTTTCAGTAGTAACGAATCTAGGATCTACATTAAGCACATCTTCTTCTTCGATACCACCATAAGGATTAAGATCAATATTTTTATTGTAGATAAATACAAATGTTAATTCACGACCATAATCTACATAATCATCGGGATCAGTAAATACGATCTTACGGCCAATTACATTATATCTAGATTGATCTACCATAACTGAGCCTCTCATTAAGAAGAAGCTTTCGCCATTAAGTAATTGAGATCTAGATGGGTAAGGGATACTAAACATTGGCTGTTTATCTATAGTTGCCCTAACTGTAACTACATCAACTTGGTTAGAACGACCAATATCAACATAATTAAAGTCATATGGTAAATAGAAAACATCGATTGTATCCCCAGGTTGAGCCACTCTACGGACATGGATACATACTTCAGTAGAGGTATTTTCCACTTGAGGTACAATTACCCTATACATGTCTTTTGTAAGCATTCTATTATTATGGAATACTACAAATCGTTCAGTATTAAGACAAGGAATAAAGTCCCGACTAAAGAAATAACGAACTGTTGGTTTATTTACTTGGAAATGAGCATATTTAAATTGGTTCTTAGCAGCCATGTAAATGGTTTTACCATAATATGCTGGATTTGTAAATGTAATTCGTTTATGATCTTTATCAACTTTATATTTAACGTCAAAGATAGTACGTTTATTGAAGTTTAGCTCTTTATAAATATGATCTTCAGTATAGTTTGCAAATACCATTAGATCATCATATTTAATTAGAGTATTTTCAATACTATTATTATCTTCAGTACAGTTTACTTCGATAAAGTTATTATTAACTCCGGTGAAGTAAACGATTTCAAATGTATTATAATCTGCAATTTTAGAGATTTCAGTATCAGTTAATGGAACTTCGAAATCAGCCCCTACATAACGGATTCTATGATAGTGATCCCATAGTTCACCATCTTTATGAATCATTACATATACATCAGGACTCTTATGGAATCCACGAGGCATTCTTAATACATTATTAGAAATATTTTGCTTAAATTCAGCACCAGTGAATTGACGGCTATGAATTTTAAGACGTTTCTTGTATAAATCATTGAATAACTTAGAGTTATACCGACTTATATATCTAATACCAGAGTTTACATTATCTTCATACTCAGTATCGCCTTTATATTTAAAATCGAAGTCTCTACCTAGAGCTGTTGTATCTAGTTGAGGCATTTCGTTTTCTTTTTCAGCTACTAAGTGTTTAAGAAGAGTTGTATTTTCAGGAATAGTGATATTGCTTAAGTTATGGTTAGTAATATCTCTATAGAAGTATTTGATATCCAAATCATAATCGATTGGATCTCCATTATTCATAGAAATTAAGTTAAGATTCTTAACTTCTGGATCTAGATCTTTATCAAATAAAGAGTTCTTCCAGCATAAGAAGTTATTATTAGTCAACTTGAATTTAGAATTTACTCCTAAATCATAGTTAACTAATTTACCACCATTAAGAGTTTTGATGTTACCATAAGTAACACCCATCTTTTCAGTATCTAAACTATAAACAGTTGCACCAAATCCAGATAGTGTACCATCATCAGCGAATCGGAATAATTCTTGATATCCACCAGGTATACGTCTGGATTCGGAATAACTCATATATGTATAAGGGAGATTTACTATAGCTACTTTTTCAATATGAAGACCATTAACATCTTCAGTTTTCATTTCATCAGCTACAATATATGTATATTTGGAATTACGAACAACACGGAATGAAGACCATTTAATATGATGACCATTTACAAATAGCATAAATGGATATACTAAACCTTCATTAACCGCATCAGTCATCCGTTTATCAAAGTTAATATTTTTTCTATTAACTTTTAGGACTCTATATCGAACACCAGTTACTCGTAAGATGAAACCTTTTGTTTCATAAGTTACATATTTACGAATACCATCAGCAACATAGTAGTTTGTCTTCTTCCAAGTCAAATCTACTACTTCTGGTACTATACCTTTTTGAATACTAGAAATATTAGTTGTAGAATAATTCTTAAGTTGATCAACGTAGTTATAAACTTCGTTATCGTAAAGCTTCATAATAATTGCCTCCCGTTTCTAGAATACTTTTTACATATTCTGGAAGACCACGGTTAGTAACTTTTTCAATAGTAGATTGATTATTCAAATAGCATCCAATATACGCATTAGTCATCATAGAAGAGAATGCAGGGAAGTATTCTAATGCAAATAAAGTGGATGGAGTATATAATTTAACCCAAGCAGCAATAACTGCTTCAGTAGTTAATTTTTGTAATTTTAATGCTTCACGAAGCATCTTAACAAAGTTATCAATATTTCTGAAGGAGTCTTTATCAATATAAGTTTCAATTAATTCAACTTCACGTTCAGAAATACGAGCAATTTGTTTAGAGAAGTCTGTATTGTTTGCATATTCATAAGTATCTTTAGCACCACCCATAATATTACGAATGAAATATTGGGAAGCTAAGAATACACAGCGATTATGAATATTACTTACAGAGTTTGTTTTGAATAAATAATTAATTACATTATTGAATAAACTTGCAAATGCATAAGATCCAGCTTTGATAGTAGAAGATTTAGAAATAATTCCGCGATAGCCAGAGAAGTACATCAAGTTTACAGATGCATCTAATAAGTAAGCAACTAATTGTTTGATATTATTGCATACATATTTACCATCTTTTTTATCGATAATTTGGGAGCAATCTACGTATACAACGTATTTACCATTGCCACCTTTAACATCTTTTGCAGTAACTACACGAGTACTGCGATTTAGAGGATGTTTGCTAATATATAGTCTAATAGATTTAGATTCCATTGCAGCTACTAAGAAGCCACCAACTTGGCTTTTCTTAACATCATATGCTACATCAGAGAATTCATCGGATTTTACGTCAATTAACGTACCGCCATGAATAAAGTTTAGAATGGATTTTTCATATTCATCTTTATATTGTTTGAAGATGAAAGTTTCGTTTATCAGTTTACAATTCAACTGTTGTGCCATTTAGTAAACCTCCTTAGAGTTATAAGAAATATTACTACAATGTTTAAAATATGAGTGTATACACCCCTAGGGGCTTGAAGCACCTAGGGGTCATATAACACTGGAGATTAATTATTAAAATGAAATTAAACAAAAGAAAAGAGTAAACTAACAAATAGAGCTCACAAAAATCTTAAGGTTAAGGTGAATATAGTTGGCGAAACTATATTTATTATAAAGTTCCCATGAAATTTTTATAAACAGTAGTTTTTACATTAAAATACTTTATAATGATTGAGCGAGGTATTAATAAATGTCTTACTTTAATATAAATGACGATATAATTGAAACTGGGACTTATGAGCATGGTACGAATAAAGTCCCTAGTGTGACGCAAGTATTACATCATATCCATGAGGATTATATAGCTAATTGGGCTAATTCTCTTGGATTCAAAGGTATAGGATATAAAAAAGAATTAAATAGATATGCAACCGAAGGTACTAAAGTTCATAATGAAATCGAGAACTTCCTAAGAAATGGATCTCCAATGGTTTCTGGTGATAATATTAGTATGGGGTTTGCATCATTCTTAAAATGGTTTTTAGATGCTGGTGTTAAAAGTGGCAAAATGATAATTCCACTAATGCTAGAGCAATCTTTCATTGGTAAATATTTTTGTGGTACTATTGATGCAGTATTGCAGATAGGAGATAAAATCCATATAGTAGATTATAAGACATCATCTACTATTGGATATAAATATTTTATACAGCTTGCAGCATATAAATATATGCTAGATAAAGCTGGATTACCGTGTGATTATTTAACGGTATTACAATTAGATAAATACAAAGCAAATGCAAATCAATATTCTATCTCAATTAAAGATAATGCTGAATTGTTAGATGAACTATTTAATGCATTTGTATATACTTTAGAATCTATGGTATCTATAAATACGGTTAAAGAAATTAAAGTATCAGATTTTAAATTTAGGAGTATCAAATGAACGAGATTAATGTATCTTCTCTTGATATTATAGCAAGAATTCTTACTATATTCATATTTTCATATATTTTAGTAATAGTCATTCAAAATATAAGAAAATCAAAAAATAAAAAATATTCTGCTGATGAAAATTTAAATATAATCAGTCACTTCTTAGTCGTAGGAACTAGTGTACTATCTTTGTATGCATTACTCGTAATACTCTATGAAATTATAGTTAATCGTATAGGGTGATAGATATGTCAGATGGTAATATAGACGAGGTTAGCCTCCATCTATTATTTATACAAGCTTTGGCAAAGAAGACTTCATATGATAAGTCTAATTTAATATATAGAACTTATTGTCTATATTTATATAAGAAGTCTATAAATGATATAATCAAGTATGTAAAGAATGAAAATATTTATGATGTATTATATGGACTTCTTTCAATTCAATGGTCTCTAAGAGATTCATATTATATATCAGAAAATTCTAGAATAGATAGAACTAAAGATAATAACTTTAGTGCTATTATTATAGAGAAAGATGATAAAAAGATAAATGCCATAGTTGGACCAATCCAATATACTGCATCTAATAAACATATTGAAGCTAATATAACTTATATAGATGATGAAAATAGAATGGCTTATACAATCAATAAATATTCTAAAGAAGATGATAATCCTCTAAAGAAATATATAGAAGATGAAATCAGGAATATTATAATTGAATTCATGAAGTCATTAATTAAAAATTCTTAATATTAATATATTATAACTATGAAAGAAAGGTCTAGTGATTTAAATCACTAGACCATTATTTTTATTTATTTTAGGAGGAGTATAATATGAACAATAATTATTTTGACAGAACTTTACGTCGCACGTTTGATATATCTGGTATAGATATTAGCGAAGCCGGAGTTAAACGATTATCTGATTCTACTGAATTTTGTTATGCCTGTTACCCAATCATTGAAATTCTAAAAGTTCTTAAAGGACCAGATTGGACTCATCTCCTCAAGGAGATTGAATATTTAAGAGGTAAAATTACGAGAGCTTGTGGATGGTATACAGTTAATGTATATTCATTTGTAGGAACGTCTGATAAACATATCGAATTCAAATTATATCCAGATCAAATAGCTTGGATTTCTATTACATTTGCATTACGTGGAGATAATAGATTAGAAATTGTAAAATTAGACTACAATGAAGAAGCTGGAAATTTCTGTTATTTCGAAAATACACATTTGGCGTTATTCATTGATGCAGTATACAGTATTTATGATACATTATTTACTGCTATAGATTATGAGGATCCATTGATCAAGTGAGGAGATTTAATATGAAATATGGTGTAAAAGAAATAAAAAATTTTAATGAATGTATTAAGAATTTATTCACTCTATCTATTTTAGTAAGAGGAATTCTTGTCTGTAAAAAGGGAACTAGAAGTGATATCTGTAAAACTTCTAAAGGTTTAATTACAGATACTCGCATTATTATTGGTGGTTCTAAGATATCAATTCAGATTTGTAATATTAAGATTGCTGCAACTACATTGAAAACTAATGATATCAATGTGACTATTGAAAATGAAGATAAGAAATCTATGCGTGATATCAATGGGTTCATCTTAGATATCTATACAAATCTTACTAATGAATATGGATTCTATGTACTTCCTGAATTTGAACCACATAATACAACTAAAGTTGTATATGCTAAGACTGGTGAAATTATATTAGCCACATATACCAAACTCTGTAATAACTATGCAGATCGTGCTAAGTTTATTTATAATAAACTTACTGAAAATAAACTAACACATTTAGAACTTAGTAAAAATACTGTGGCTATTGAAGAAAATAATATTCTCAGTATTGACGGCGTATCCTATTTTAATTGCGAAAAAGATCTAGCATTTACTGTTGTAGATACAGATCGTAAATTAAAATTATTTGAACTTACTGATCTATTCCCAGATGCAAGATCCATGTCAGGAATGGTTAAAGAAGTACGTGCAACTTTAGCATAAAATTATAAGGAGATTCTAATATGGATCTCCTTATTTTTTTTTTATTTTTATAGTATTTTTCACATACTCATAATACTTATTATTTTTTTAGGAGCATAGTAAAATGAGCGATTACGTATACAATAATCTATTAAGAAATATTATTGATGAATTTAAACAAAAAGATCTTGATAATATTAAATATGAATTCTCTGAGAAAGATATTGCTAAAGCTAGAGTAGAATTATCTTTATACTGTAGAGATTTCGATGAAATCCCTGAAGAGATTCCTACAGTAGAAGATTTCTTACGTCCACAAAAAGACATTCTCCCTGTTAAACAATCTAGAGAACTTACAGAATTATATTCTTTCATTACTTTGATGAATGTAAACGATCTATTAAAACAACTAAAAGATCTCATTATTAATGAAGATAATTCATATATAATTTGTAATACTAAAATATTAGATAATGAACGCATGATGACATGGGGATTTACTGCAAACTTCTTCTATGGATCATTTAACAATTTCAGCAATATAAAGATTAGATATGATAATCCTGGGATTATTGATAATAATACTCATGATATCCTAGTTGCTGGGGTTGTAGATTTTATTTATAGTAACGTGAAACTTGGGTTATTGTAATGGAAAATAAAGACTATAAGAGTTTAGTGATAGATACTATCAAAGAACTCAATAAAATAAAATCACTAAATAAGCCAGATGCTGCTAGAGAAGCATCTGAGTTTATTGGTGAAAGATTAGATAGAGAGCTATTGATTAGTAGCTCTAATATCTTTGATTTATTTAAAGATATCATCAATCCAGTAGAAGATCTATTAGACGATCTTAGAAAAACTGATTGGTATGATGAGTATGTGAAATATAATGGTTATAAGATAATCAAATTATTTAAAGTTAAACCATTTACTGAACTTACTTATTATGAGAAGATTGCTATCTTAACTGAATTTAAAGAATTTAATATATCGGAAGACCAAACTATTGTCAGATATATATTCTTGAATATTCTTAAAAGCGAAGATACTAGAATATTAAAATTAGCTACAGCTAACTATATTTATCATAATGGATTATCTAAGAATGTATTTAGCTTTATGGATATACCTGATTCATTAAAAGACAATTCAGAAGTATTAGCTTATCTAGTCTTAATGAACTTAAGTGATTCTATCTTTATTACAGATAAGATTAAAGAAGATGAATCATTTAACAGTAGTATCGCTTATATAAGTAGACTTGTGTTTAATATGCCTATAGATTTGGAATTAAATAAAAAAGAAAATTCTATACTGTAATATATATTTTAACTATATATTATTTAGGTGATATGATGATGCCTCTACTCCCTGGCATATGTCATATCTAAACCCCTATAACGGTTTATAACTAGAGACACACAACACAAACAAAACACACACTAACAACCAAAACACACATTGAATAATAATGAAATTTTATAATACTCTCCTATAAAATAAATTCATAAATTCTCTCTCATCTTACATGAAAACTTTTCTACCATGTGTCTCTAGTGTATAAACCATTTTTTTTTATTTATTTCACGAAAGGATGGTCAACAGATATGAATGAATTGACTCCTAAACAACTTTTTAAGGATGTAAGTCCTTACTTAATTGGCCTTGCAGAATTATGTAAACAAGGCAAAGAAATCAACGATGTAGTTGGAGCTAGTGTATGTAATAAATTATGTACATTTGAAGGCTCTAGTACAATCAATGATGTAGTAATATTTAAATTCGAATTTAAATATGGAAGCTGTTCAATTACAGTTTTCGATAAACAAGTTAAGTCTATTAAGTTTGAACTTAGTAGATCTTTAGATTTTATTACTCTATTGGCTCTACGTGGTGCTGTTATGATTCTTGGTGAAGGATATGATTGTGATTATTCTTCATATGAAAGTGATACTAAAGTAGGATCTATTAGAATTAAGACTGTCGGCGGTAATGAATTCACAAAAGTTATGCCGATGTCTTTATATAATAAGAATATCATTACAAGTAGACTTAGATCTATTTGTGAATATATAAAAGCTAATTCAGATAAAGTTAAAGAATATGAAACGACCTTCGAAGAATTATCTGATGATACTTTCCGCGTTGTATTTTATTACGGTGTTAATCTAGTAAGAATAATCGATCATTACTATGACTCTATTTCTTGTGACTTAGATGTAACAGATATTAGAATCACCTCCAGATATAATATTAGGAATTTTACATATGGAAGTGATGTATTCAATCTTCTTAAAATTGTAAAACGAATTCCTAAATCTATTAAGGAGGAAAAATAAAATGGAAATGAATCTATTAGTGGGTGCTATTATTGATATGCTAAACAGTAAGGCATCTAGAATTATAAAGAAATTTTGTGAACCATTTGTTGGGGCTGAATTTGTAATCCATTCTAATTTATATGAAGATTCGTATAAAACTTCTTATGAAAAAACCACAGATTCTAAAACTATTAAACATGTAATTCATTTTAACTGCGATGAAGAAAAGCTGTTCGATCTTAGCTTTGAACTAATTAGAGGGAAAAATGAAGTTCAAATAATGGCCGGTGGCACAGTAGTTGAAGACGATGGAGTTATCAAAGTAATTAGAGCATTATCTTCCTCTATATTGTGCGATCTAGGCGTAGTAACCGATGAGCATGATGAAGCTTTAGATAATTTTGAAATGTGCTATTCTCTATATGATATAGAAGATATCGATGATGATAAATTAAAAGAGATCTTTACAAAAATACTCCAACCTATATTTAAAATTTCAAAAATATACGGTGCACTTAATGCTATAAATGTAAAGAGATTCAATATTTCTGTTGAAAGAGATATGGTTAAAATATTCACAAATGATGGTAATATGGTAGCTATATCACCAACTGATATTATAGTATCTAAGGAAATATTTGAAAATCCTAACTATATTGATTATTTGAGTAAAATGGCCGATGAAATTAGTATTTATACTAATGCATTAGTTAAAACCACCAAGAACCCAGTTGCTGCAAAGTTAACAGAAGAGCAGCATTCTAAATTGGGTTCTATAGTACAAAGCATAATTACTCCAGAATTAATTGGGTCTATAGATGTTAGACCAGGGCAAGATCCTGTATTTGTAGATGAAGATGATAAAAACTACATTTACGTTCAGGGTCCTACTGATGAAAATTCAGCTGTAGTTTTAGGAATCAAAAGCAAGCTTACTGGTAAAATATTTATATTAAACGTAAGTATTGATAGGATTTATTGTTTCTTATTTGAAGAAAAGATTAATAAGAATGGTAATATTACACTCAAAGGCATGAGTAAATTAGATGATGAATTATTCAAAGATCTTGAAGATTATGCTGAAATGTGTAAAATTAAAAATTCTGATATAATTCTTGGAACTTCAGAAATTAAGAAAACTCTTTTATCTTAATGAAAGGAGCATAGTAAAATATGCAATCTGAAGACAAATATAAAGACATGTATCTTGATTTGATGGATGTACTAGCATTAGTAGTCATTAATCAAGGTAATAAAGATTTTAATATTGATAATGAATTATCCAAACGTGGATATGAATTATAAAAGGAGAATAACCATGAATCTTAAAGAAGTTAGTACTAAAATTAAAAGCCTAAAAACTAATTATGATTTATTTAATGCATTCTTTGCGGGAATTTATAATTTCAATACAGATGACGAATATATCTTCTTCCATAAGACTGCAACTATGATATATCCTTCTGGTGTTAAATTAAATATCGAGTTATATCCAGATAGAGCAGATCTTAAATCCCTACATAAAGACGTGGAAGAATTTACAAAAGACTATGATGCTTTCGATAGTCTAAGAAAACGTATAAAAATGGTAGATATGGATTATAAAGCTTTAGATAAGAAAGTAAATAAATTATTCAAGAAATTAAAGATTTCTGAAAAAATTAATACTAAGAATTTTTCCCGTTATGCATTCACTACAGACTTATATGCAGATGATGAAAAGAATTTTACTATTGAAACTGATTATATCGATTATCGTTTGTATCGTCGTACTGGTGATATTATTTCCATCATTATGGGTATAATTGATGATAAAGGTAAAGTAAGCACCACTGCATTCGTTTACCGTTATAAAGATCATAAATTCACTAAGATTGCTGATAAGAAGGCTGCTGAATTGATTAATGATATGCTTGCTTAATGGAGGTACATATGGAGAATTTGCAAAACCAATTCTTTGATATAGTTACCATCAGAAAGCCTAAGAATCTAATTAGTAGATTAGTATATGAGTATAAGATGTGGAGATATTTTAGAGATCTTTCTAGATTATCTCCTTCATTTAATACTATGGTAGAAATGGCGGCATTCATCAAACTCGCTGAGACTATATGGTTTTATCGAAATGATGCAGATGTTATGTGTGCAGATCTTCCAGTTACATATAGTAAAGAAGGAACTATTTATATTGTATTGATGGTTTCTGAATCTACATCCTGTACGATTGGTCTAAAACAAAAGACTAATCAGATTAGTATTTCTATAAAAAATATGTCAAAGAATGAAATTACTTCAAGCATTAAGTTTAAAGATGGTGAATTAGAAATCAAGAGTAAAATCGATGAAATTCTATTCATTAATATTCTTAATGCTTTAATGAAATCTTTCATTAATCTTATGAAATATTGCATGGAGATAAACAATGAGCGACAAATTTAATATTAAAGATCAACATCTAAATTTACCACACAGTATATTGACTCGATATGTGGTAAATTTAGCTAAGGTTATAGATAAATTTAGAAATATAGACAGATCATTCAACCCTGATATTTTATATAGCGGTATACGATACAGTGGATTTAATATGGCGGTAGATGAATATAAATTTGATATTTTTACGCCAACATACGAAGTTAAACTCCATTATGGGGCTATGAATATTAAATATTTATATAACTATGAAAATGGGTATGTTGTTAATATGCATATTACTCCGACATCATGGGATTGTCTTAATATAATACCTCCATTATGCGCATTAAAAGGATTTATTGCATTTTTATGTAATATTTTAGAAAGCAGTACTACAAAAGATTTCAAGATTGCAGATGATAATTGCATTACTGTAGTAACAAAAGATGAAATTCTTTATTTATCTTCAACTCAGAACGAGAATGAAGATACTAGGCTGTCTAAAAAGATATATAATATGATATATTCATTATTGAATGATGAATTATCAATCCGTAAAAATGTACGCGGTGTAGACTATGAAGATGGAGTTTATACGATTAGAGTGATAAATGATTATGTAATGCGATATTATAAATATATAAATCTATTACATATTAGAAGCTCTGATTCGTCCGATTTATATACAATTCTAGATCGTATTGAAGAAGTATAAATAAAATTACCCTAGGAGTTTCAATTCTCCTAGGGTATTATTTTTATATTTTTTAATTAATGAGCAAACAGTTTAATAAATGATGTGAGGTCCTTCAAGGAACCTCACGGTTACTTTTTCTTAAGGAGCTTAGTAATGCAAGAAGAAATCTTAGTTGAAGCTCATATATCAGATATACACTTTGGTGTATTCGAACCATCAAAACAATATCAGATCCTAAAACAACAGTTTATAGACCGTATAAATTTATTAGACTTAGACTTAATATCAATCAATGGTGACTTATTTCATCATAAATTTATGAGTAACTCAGATGCAGTTATGTATGCAATGAAATTTGTAGATGAATTAGTCCAAATTTGTAGACAAAAACAATGTACCTTGTTTATATTACATGGTACTCCATCACATGATGCAAATCAAACAAAGTTATTTTATAGATATATGAATGATCCGACAGTAGATGTACGGGTTATTGAATCTATAAAATTTGAATATGTAAAAGGAAAACGAATCCTATGTATACCTGAAATTGCAGGATTAGGAAAGGAGTTTTACGAGAATATATTGTATACGAATGTATATGATGCAGTATGTATGCATGGTACAATTAGGGGTGCAATATATGGAAAAGATAAAATGGATCTAGATGCTCCAAGTCCAGTATTTGGTATGGAAAACTTTAAGTATTCTATGGGACCAATTATATCTGGGCATGTGCATGTATCTGGGTGCTATGAAAAAGATTTTTATTATTGTGGGTCGCCATATAGATGGTGCTATGGAGAAGAGCAACCTAAAGGATATTTGATCTTACTCCATAATATAACTACTAGGAATTATTATATTCACTTTGAAGAAATCAATTCTTATAAATATGATACAATAAATTTTGATGAGATGATTAAAGATGATCCTCAAAAGATTATTGAATTTATAAGGCAACGGCAAGCTGAAGGTGTAGATAATATCCGTATGGAATTTACACTTGAGCATGAGAATATAAATATTTTAAAATCATTCTATCGGAATAATCCAAATATCGCTATTAAGTGCGATTATAAGAATGATATAATCAGACGTCAATCTCAAGAAGTTCTTGAACAGTGTAAAGAATATGATTATATTACAGACAAGAGCTTAACTGAGTTTGATATTCTAAGTAGATATATAAATGATAATAAAGGTTATACTTATATTACTCCACAAGAATTAATCGATCTTTTAAAAGAATAATTTGTTATGGTGATGAAGTGAGGGGCTTAAATGGCCAAGAGTGATATTGGTAGTGGATTCAATTTACCATTATCTTCGTTAGTATTATATGCTACGTATATAATGAGAACTATCCACGTATCAAATAGATCTGTATTAACTGACTTACGAGATCTACTATCAATGGTAGATCCGAATAAAAACTACAGTGTTGAGCAGACTAGAGAAAAAAATACATTT